CATTAGAAGAACACGCATCAATAGTTCAGCACCCTGATTTATTTGAAATATCAGAAGATGAAATACCAGAAATACATCAATTTTTAAATTACGAATAATATGAGTTTATTAACACAAGCATCATTAGTTTTAACACCTAATGCCTATAAGGCAAATAAGCTATATTCTATCATTCCATCAAGTGGAAGTGGTGATATGGTAACAACAAGAGCAACAACTGCTACAAGAGTAAATAGTAGTGGTGTAATTGAATCAGTTGCAACAGGTATTCCAAGATTAGACTATACAGGAAGTGTTCCAAGTATATTATTAGAACCACAAAGAACAAATAGAGTATTAAATAGTGCAACGGTTGTAACTCAAACAATAACTACAACTGCAGTAGCTAATACTTTATCATTTTATGGTACAGGAACAATAACTTTAAGTGGTACTTTTGCAGGAACATTAGTGGGTACAGGAGCATCAAATAGAGTTACTTTAACATTTACACCAACTGCTGGAAGTTTAGTTTTAACTGTTAGTGGAAGCTGCACTAATGGACAACTTGAAATAGGTTCTTATGCTACATCATATATTCCAACAACAACAAGTACAGTTACAAGGAATCAAGATTTAGCATCTGTCAGTAATGTGTCAAGTTTAATAGGGCAAACTGAAGGAGTTATGTTTATTGAAAGTGCTGCTTTAGCAAATGATTTAACAAATAGAGTATTATCTATATCAGATGGAACTGCAAATAATAGAATATTTTTAAGATATAATTTTACCTCTAACGCAATTTTTGCTTTTGGAGTTGCTAATGGAGTTAATTTTCCAAATCAAATAATTTATACTTTATCAGATGAAACTCAATATGCTAAAATAGCAGTAAGATACAAAGCAAATGATATAACTCTTTGGGTAAATGGTGCTAAAAGAGGTGTTGATACAACATCGCAAGTATTGCCATTAAATTTAAGTAGATTTGCATTTGATAGAGGGGATTCTACTGATATATTTTTTGGAAAAGTAAAATCTGCACAATTATATAAAACTTATTTAACTGATGCTGAAATGGCATCTTTAACAACTTTGTAATGATATATAAATTAAAATACACAGACAAAGAAACTGCACTTGCTGATTTTATGAGTAAAGATTTAATTGACGCAGAAAGCAATTATAAAGATGGCATTCAAGCGATAGTTGAAATTGGATTGATTGAAGCAGTTGAGGGTTATCATTATGATATAATGGCTATTCAAGATATTGACTTTGGAACAAATGAAATAATAGTAAATAACCCTAAACATAATTTTGCAGGATATGAAGAAGTTTAAAAAAGAACAAGTAATAGGTATTTTAAGACACACATTAACTTTTGTAGGTGGTATTTTAGTATTGAAAGGATATACTACTGATGCTGATTTTACAATATTATCAGGATTAATATCAACTGCAATAGGTTCTATTTGGTCTATTGTTGAAAAAAATAAATAATGACAACTGAAGAAAAGGAAAGATTAGATAGAATGGAGCAACACCTTCGATTAATTAAAGAGGATTTACAATATATATCCAGTGCTTTAGTTGGTTCAAAAGTAAATGGAAATAAAGGTGTTATTTCTGATATTGATTCTATTAAACACGATATAGCTGATTTAAAAGAAAAGTTAGAATTTATCGAACTTGATATGGCTAAAAAATCTGTTTATATTGGTCAATTAAAATTTGTAGCAGGTTTATTAACTGCTGGATTAGTTGGAACAATAATTAAATTATTATCAAAATGAAGTTAGATAACAAAGGATATTTAATGATTTGTGAGTTTGAAGGATTTAGTGCCAAACCGTACCTATGCCCTGCTAAATTAGCCACTATTGGTTATGGTAACACATTTTATGCAGATGGTCGTAAAGTTACAATGGTAGATAAACCAATTACTAAAGTTGAAGCATTTGATATGTTTAAGCATATTGCTGATAAATTTGCTAAAAGAGTTAGTACTGTTGTTAAAGCTCCATTAAATCAAAATCAATTTAATTCTTTGGTATCATTTGCTTATAATGTGGGAGTAGCCAATCTGATGAATAGTACACTATTAAAAAAAGTTAATGCAAATCATAATGATCCTGAAATAAGAACACAATTTTTGAGATGGGATAAAGTAGGTACAAAAAAATTAGCAGGTTTAACTAAAAGAAGAATATATGAAGCAGACAATTACTTCGCAGAATAAAAATTTTATATTGTTTTGGGTTTATGTTGTTATAGCATCAACCGTAATTACAATTTTATCATCTTGTGGTACAAGAAAGGTAGTGATAGATGAGGTTAAGAAAGATTCCTTGTCCCAAATTTCCACTAAAATAGTGACGAAAGAGGACATTAAAATAGAAACTAAAAACGATATTATAACTGATGAGTTTACTATTACTCCATTAGATACTTGCAAGGATATTGTAGTAAACGGTATAACGTACAAAAACGTTGTTTTAAGCTACAAAAAGACAAAAGACAACACTATACAAGTCCAAGATATAAAAGTGGCTAAAAAAGAGTTAACAGTACAAGACACAAAAGTAACCGAAAACAGAAAAGTTAAAGATATAACGAAAACTTCTAACCCATTTCTTATCTTGTTATGGTTATTAATTCCACTATTTATATATATAATTTATAAATTTCTATACCCCCCCCTAAAAAACATACTTTAAAAATAGGGGTATACCTTTTTTACTAAATTTTTTGAAAAAAAGTAATATATATATAAAAGAGTATAATAGGATAGTAAGAATTTTCTTATTGTTAATAAATATGTTATTTCATACTTGGATTTAGTATATATTTGGCTTATGATAGAAGAACAATTATTTAAGATATTAAAGGATCAAGTATTCCCTGATTTATTAAAAGCTAAAAATCAAATGTCCAGGTGGGATTGTTATTCACCATCTAAAAAATATAGGATTGAATTGAAATGCCGAAAGGTACACTATCCAACTCTTTTACTTGAAAAGAAAAAATTTGATGCAATGATCCTGGAATCTGCAAAGCATAATGATATTCCACTTTATATTAATTCAACTCCAAAAGGAATATTTATATTTAATCTTCTTAAAATTAATCCTATTTGGGAAATCAACTCAAAAAATCCTGCTACTACTAACTTTGGATCTTATGATAGGGTTGAGAAGGAGGTTTGTTATTTAGATATTACAGAAGCTAAAATGTTAAAGTTTAGTTAATATTTTTTTTATTCCATTTATTACTTTTAGATTTGTCCTATAAATAATTTAAAACCTTAAAAAAATGGACAAACAAGAAATTTTAGCGAAATTAGAAATGTGTATTTACATTTTAGAAACAACGGACAATCTTTATGTGCGTAAACAATTAGAGTACATTGCTGAATCATTAGTAAAAGAATGGAATGAATCAGATTATTATTCTCAACAAATTAGAGAAGTTTTACGATATGATGAAACTATGACTAATCTAAATAATATAACTATATGGAAGAAATAATCCTACAACAGATAGAGTCTTTAGAGCTAATATTAAATAGCCAACAAAGAAGATTAGATATAGCTCTTAATCATTTAAAGCAATTAGCTAAAATTGAATCAAATTTAATTACATTTGGTTTATTATCAAATGAGGACCAATTAGATAAAGAAATAATCCTTGAAAAATATTTATAATGAAGGAGATAAAAAGATTTGACAAATGGATGAGAAAAACAGTACAATCCATTTACTACCACGATAACGAAAAAATGTGTAATGCATACGAAAAAATTAAAAAATGAGCAATAGAACAAAAGCAATAGAATCACTACCTTACGACCAAAGGTCAGATGAATGGTTTAAAGCAAGGCACGGTAAATTTACTGCATCTACAATTCACAAACTTTTAGGAGCAAGGGGATTAGGTCAAACAGGAGAGACTTATGCAATAGAAAAGGCAATAGAGCAGTTATATGGTCAATTAGAAGAATCATATAGAGGACCAGATATGCAGAGAGGTGTAGATTTAGAACCTTATGCATTTGCTAAATTTAAAGAGCAGCATCCCGAAGCATCTGAAGCGTTTATGTTTCCATATGGAAATCACGCTGGAGCTTCTCCTGATGGTGTAGTTGGTAAAGATGCAATATTAGAAATTAAATGTCCAAGACCTGTTAAGTTTTTTAAAATTGTAGCTGATGAAAAGATAGATCCCGAATACATTGCACAAATGCAGTTTCAAATGTTATGCAGCAATTCCTCCAAAGCCTATTTCTTTAACTATTGCGTTATTGATGGCGAGGAATTCCATCATACAATTGAAGTGCCAAGAGATGATGTTATGATTGATTTGATAAAAGAACGATTAGACCAGGCAATTGTAATTAAAGAAGCGTATATTGAGAAAATAACTAATAACTTGCAACGATGAATCCAAAAGAAAAAGCAAAAGAATTAATTCATAAATTCTATCCTAACGTACAATGGAAACTTGGACAAGAAGATTGTTTACAAAGAGCTAAAAATTGTGCATTAATAGCAGTTGATGAGATATTATCAATAAAATTATTGTGGTATCAAAAAGACACAAAAGATTTACAATATTGGAATGAAGTAGAACAAGAAATAGAGCTATTATGATGAATCAGCACAAAATGTATAGATGCATTAGAATGATGGAATTTCTGCAAGATAAGCCAAGAAATATGCATACAATATCCAGATATTTAGATGTAAATATTAGAACAGTTTACAGATATTTAAAACTTTATGAAGCACTTGGATATTTAGTTATAAAAGATAAATTTGATAAAATAAAACTATTAAAGACTTATGAACCCAAAAAGTAAGAACCAGGAGATGCACACATAAAATGAGTTGTTCAACGCAAAAAATACAAATAAACTTATGAAGAAGAAATATAGTGATTGGCAGAGAATATTAAGAGTTATGAACTTCAATTATAAAAGAGGTTTAAATTCTGAACGAGTAAACGAAATATATAGAAAAATTAATTTAATACGATTAGAAAAATGATACAAATAGCAGCAACAATTTTAGTAATGTTATGGATAGGAATGGAAGCGGTTAAATATTATGGCGGAGAAGTTGTAATTGCACCGATAAAAGGCTTAATGTTTGGAGCTTTATATAATAATGATGAAGGAGAAGATGACACCGAACACACAGTCCAGTTTTTATTTTTTATATTTTCTGTTAATTTTATTTGGATAACTGAAGATTAATATTATCTTTGTCAAAGATGCAAGGCTTGGGCATCACAATTCCGAGTCATAAATAAATTAAATGCGATGAGCAATAGAACAAAAGTGTTTACAGGAACAACTAAAAATCCTGCGAGTAAATTTCTTGATTGGAAGTCAAACGATAAGCAATTTTCGTACTACGACAAAGAACAATCAAAAACGATTGAGGTTAAATTACCTTTGAAGTTTGTATTCCTTGATGAATTACATACGGTAAAAGGTTGGAATGATGCTTCATCTTCTGGAGTATATGCGAATGAAGTTAAATTCATTTCAAAAGAGCCAATGACTGTAAAAGCGTTTAAAGGTGGAGAGATTGCAAAAGGTCTTTATAATGAGATTAAAGACAAAGCAAAGAACGCTGGAGGACACTATGTAAAATCTATCTATATTATGTTAGAAGATGGATCACTTGCAAACATCCAATTAAAGGGAAGTGCAGTTCAAGGATGGGGAGAATTTTTAAATGCTAATAAGAAGCAGCTTACCACATCTTGGATAGTAGTTGATAAGGCAATTGAAGGTAAAAAGGGTGCAGTTAAATACACTACTCCTTCATTCATTCTTGGAGATGTATTAACAGTTCCTCAATCTAATGATGCTGATAGCAATTTTGACACATTAGAAGCGTATTTAAAAACCTATTTAAACAAAGTTGATGAAGTATCTGATATTTTAGTTGAAGTAGAAGATGATTTAGAATTTTAAAATTAATTAATAACTTTGGGTTTTTAGTCTTTCCTAAAGTATACTTAACAAGCCATCTTAACCGATGGCTTTTTTTAGCACTGATATTAATATTAATATCAGTATAAGATTGGTAACTTATAAGTTACTATTATAAGGTTATAGACTGATAAAATAATTTTAATTTAAGTCTAAAGCCTTAAATAAATGTTAAAAAATTAGGTAGATTAAAACTAACTATTTACTTTTGTTTAAACTAAATAATTAACTATGCAAATATCAGTATTTAAAGACTTATTAAAGTCAAAAGAAGTTCCATTTATAGTGCCTATTGAAAAGGTAGTAAATAGAATAAAATTAGGTAAGTCAAAAGACTTAATCGAACGTATTAGGAACGGAGAGGATTTAAAAAAACTACTCCCTTGCATCTTATTTGCAGGTGAATTTACAGAACGCAACTCAAATGGATTAGTAAATCATTCTGGATTGATGGTAGTTGATTTTGATAAGTATCCTAATATGGAAACTATGTTAAATCACCTGGACCTATTGAAACAAAATAAACATTTTTGTTTACTTTTTATCAGTCCCTCCGGTAACGGTATAAAAGGTGTTGTAAAAATACCACCTGCAACTAAAGAAACACATCCTAAATATTTTAAGGCATTTCAAAAGGAGTTTGATTATGATTATTTTGACATTGCTAACTCAAATGTTGATAGGGTTTGTTTTGAGTCTTATGATCCAAATATATATATCAATTATGATGCTGAAGTATTTGATGCTAAATTAGTAGATGAAGGATTTACTATTTCAGAACGAGTGCCATTAATTCCAATTACTGATGAAGATAAGATTATTGAAAAGATAATGAAATTTAATTGGCAAAAGGGATTTAATGAAGGGGAACGCAATGCTTATATATTTGATTTAGCCGGTGCATTTTGTGAATATGGAATACAGGAATATAATACTCAAGGATATATTTTTAATAATGTAGTGATTGGCGATTTTTCAGAGCAGGAAG